GGCGTAGACCCGAATTCAGACGAGTATTACCGCCGAGTCGATGACACTATGAGGAAACGATTCCCCGAGGCATTTGAAGATGCCGAAGAGGAAGAAGAGAAACCTCAAACGAGTCAGGAGAAAAAACCTGCTCGCACTAACAAGCCAGCTACTGTTGTGGCTCCAGCAACGCGGAATACCGCGCCTCGTCAGGTACGCCTGACGCCTACGCAAGTTGCTATTGCCAAAAAACTTGGGCTTAGCAATGAGCAATACGCACGTGAACTTATGAAACTGGAGGCTAACTAAAATGGCTGAGAATAGACTCGCTCGTGAACTCGAAAATCGAGAGTCAGCGCAACGTAAAACAACGTGGACCCCACCCCAGACGCTCCCTGAACCGGAGCCGCAGGAAGGTTGGGTATTTCGTTGGATTCGGACAAGTATTATGGGGCAGGCAGACCCTTCTAATACCTCCGCGAAATTTAGGGAAGGTTGGGAGCCGGTTAAGGCTTCTGAACAACCCAAACTGATGATGCAAGCTGATCCCAATGGACGTTTTAAAGACAACATTGAGATTGGTGGGTTGTTGCTCTGCAAGGCTCCGAAAGAGCTTATGGCTCAGCGTGACGATTATTACGCTCAACAAGCCAAGGCTCAGATTCAGTCTGTAGATAACAACTTTATGAGGCTGAACGATGAGCGTATGCCCCTCTTCACTGAGAAGAAAACTACGGTCTCGTTTGGCAAGGGCAAATAACTTATTTTTGGAGTGACAAATGGCATATCCCACTGTTGACAAGCCGTATGGCTTGAAGCCGATCAATCTGATCGGCGGGCAGGTGTTTGCCGGTGCAACTCGTCAGCGTCGTATTGCTTCCGGTGCGTCAAGCATTGGTTATGGCGACCCGCTGCAATTTGCTTCGGACGGCACCGTTGAAGTAACCACGGCCACGACTGCTGCCCCGACCTCCGGTTTTGCCGGTGTGTTTTTGGGCTGCAATTACGTGTCCTCTGTGACGGGTCAGCCGACCTACTCGCAGGCTTGGATTTCGGGTACTTCGGTCAAGGCAAATACGTTTATCTATGCGTATGTTGTTGATGATCCGGACACCTTGTTCAAGGTTGTTGGTGTGACGGCTTCGCTGGTGGTTTCGACCACGGGCGGCTTTGTGTACAGCGATGTTGGTACCAACGTTGAATTGGTTGCTAACACGTTGAATACGACGACCAACGATTCGCAGCAGGGCGTTCGTGTTGGCTCGGTTGCTACTACACGTTCGTTGCCGATCCGCATCGTTGATGTGGTTGAGGACACGGCGTTTGTTTCCAGCGGTACGGTGTACTACCCAGAGGTCATTGTGAAGTTTAACGCTCCGTATATTACGGACACTTCGCTGATCGTGGGTGGTCACGCTTACTACAACCCGCTCGGCACCTAATAGGGGAGTTCTAAGACATGGCTATTTCACGTGCACAATTACTCAAGGAACTCCTTCCGGGCTTGAACGCCCTGTTCGGTCTTGAGTACAAGCAATATGGTGAGGAGCACAAGGAGATCTACGAGACTGAGACCTCCGAGCGTTCCTTCGAAGAAGAGACGAAGCTGAGCGGATTCTCCGCTGCCCCGGTCAAGGCCGAAGGCTCAGCCATTGCGTACGACAACGCGCAGGAAGCTTGGACGGCTCGTTACAACCACGAGACGATTGCTCTCGGCTTCTCCATCACGGAAGAAGCGGTTGAAGACAACCTGTACGATTCGCTGTCAAAGCGATACACCAAGGCGCTCGCCCGAGCGATGGCGTACACGAAGCAGGTCAAGGCGGCCTCGGTCCTTAACAATGGCTTCTCTTCGTCCTACACGGGCGGTGACGGACAACCGTTGTTCTCGGCCTCGCATCCGCTTGTTTCGGGTGGTACCAACAGCAACCGTCTGACGGCCTCGGATCTCAACGAAACCTCGTTGGAAGCTGCGGTTATTCAGATCGCTGGTTGGACCGACGAACGTGGTCTCTTGATCGCGGCGAAGCCTAACAAACTCATCGTTCCCCCGGCTTTGATGTTCACTGCCAAGCGCCTCCTCGACACGGAACTCCGTGTTGCGACCGCTGACAACGACATCAACGCTCTCAAGGCGATGGGTTCGATTCCGGGCGGTTACACCGTAAACCACTTCTTGACCGACACGAACGCTTGGTTCTTGACGACCGACGTTCCGAACGGCATGAAGCACTTCGTACGTACCCCGCTGCAAAACAGCATGGACGGCGATTTCGACACCGGCAACGTCCGGTACAAGAGCCGCGAGCGTTATAGCTTCGGCTGGTCGGACCCGCTGGGCATGTTCGCTTCGCCGGGCGCGTCCTGATAGCTTTCTCCTAGAGGGCTAGTGTTGAGGGGTTACAAGTTAGCTAGGCTTGTAGCCCCTCTTTTTTGGTGATATACAGTCGTTTATCGGGAAAAATTTTGTTTACCAGACAGCCCCGACTGACGACATGCAGACTGGTAAACACAACTCGCATGTGAGGATTTGAAATGGCACGTACTACATTTTCCGGCCCGGTTAAGTCTGACAATGGCTTCGAGGGTTCTATCGCTGGCGATTCCGCCGTCATCACCAACCTGCTTTGCACCACGCTCACGATTGGCAGCACCAAGCTGACCACGGGTTCGGTGTCGGGTACGGTGTCGGTTCAGGCAGGTCGCATCCCGGTTGTCATCGGCAGCACCACGCTTTACATCGGTCTGTACGCCAGCCTCGTCCCGTAAGGATTTCGTAGGGGGGCGTTAGCCCCCTTTACCCATTACAGGAGAGGAAGATGGCAATGCAAACAGATGTCTTAGCTAGTAAGGTCGCCGTTGCTGCTGGCGACCTGCTGGATCAAAATAGCCTTGTTATTGGACGTTCTCGCGTAAAAGCGATTTATATCGTCCCTGATACAGGTGCAGGCACGGTGACTTTTCGGGATGGCGGGGCTTCTGGCCCAGTCAAGATCGTCGTAAATACGCTGGCTTCTTCGTCCAGCCCCGACTATGTTCTTATGCCGGGCGAAGGTCTGCTTTTCCAGACCAGTATTTATATCGTCCCGTCAACCGTAATCTCGACGATGGTGATTTATGGCTAAAACCCCGGCTTGGCAGCGCAAAGAAGGGAAAAACCCAAAAGGCGGTTTAAATGCCAAGGGACGGGCGTCGTATAACGCCGCTAACCCCGGTAAGCCGGGGCTGAAACGTCCACAGCCGGAAGGCGGCGCTCGTAAGAAATCATTCTGCGCAAGAATGTCAGGAATGAAGAAAAAGCTCACGAGTGCTAAGACCGCCAATGATCCCAACAGCCGTATCAACAAGTCCCTCCGAGCATGGAACTGTTGAAATGGAGATGCTGGTCTGGAACATGGTTCTTACGGGAATCGTGGCCGTTTTGGGTTTTGTTGTGAAAGAGAAGTTCGCTGAACTTCAACGGTTGGGGATTCTCCTCAACAGAACCCGAGAAGAAGTGGCTCGTGATCATGTCACCCGTGCGGAAGTCCGAGCCGATGCCCAGATGCTCCTCGACCGGCTTGATCGGTTAGAGCAGAAGATAGACAGATTGGTGAACCACAATGCCAAGCAAGTCTAAAGCACAGCGTAACCTCATGGCCGCTGCCGCACATAACCCAGCCTTTGCTAAAAAAGTCGGCGTTCCGATGAAGGTGGCGAAGGAATTTAACAAGGCCGACAAGGGCCGCAAATTTAAAGGTAAATCCAAATGAGCAAAAATAGAAGTGCGCGGCCTCCTGCTAGGCCAATGTTCCCTAAAGACTCTGGACAATCTCCTGCGCCGCTTCCCGGTGTAGATAAAATTAGAACTGCTCGATCAGGTGGAACTATGAAATCTAAAATGGCTGACAAGGCCGGTCGCGCTATGAAGAAGCGTACGGCTGACACGATGGGTCGTGCGATGGTCAAGAACAAGAAAATGGCCGGTGGCGGTATGGCTTATTCGGACGGTGGTTCTGTCTATCGCAAGGGCGCTGATGGCGTTGC